TCTTCCTATGGCGCCACCTGCTGCACCACCCATTGGTCCACCATATATAGAACCTACAATGCCACCAAGGATAGGAGCGATTGTTCTTATTGGGGCACTGTGTAAAATCCTTTGTATATTTCTAAAATCATGTTTAATTGTTTTAGAAGGATGAGAAATCAGCCTAAAAGGATGAGAAGCAACACGTCCAACAGAGCGCATCAACTTTTTGAATCCTCCAAATTGAGGAAGACCTGTATGTGGATTTATGTCGTATCCATAGTTATTTGCTAACTCATGAGCTTCCTCAGGATTAATATGAGCTAAAACTTTATCTTCTCCTTGTCCTTTTTGTTGGACAAGTTCAACCATGTCTCTCAACTTTAGTTTAGATAAATTTTTTCTCATAATAACCTCTTATGCATACTGAGCATTAAAATGTGGCATTAACTCAACCATGTCTCTTAATCCTCTTGTAACATGTCCACCCGTATTAAAGAACTTTCTTGATGACATATTCGGCTGTCCATATTGACTTTGATAATTATATGGATTATCCGGACCAGCAAGCCTTTGTTGAGCTTGTTCACCAAGATTAGCGAATTTATTTCTACCATAAGAGCCCATCGTATCTCCTAAAGTATTAAGAGAAGTGTTCTGAAACTCTTGAGGAACATACTGATTCATTCCTCTTTGTAGCATTTCTCCACCTGCTCTTCCGAGTTCATTACCAACGTTTCCAACCCGCATATTTCTCATATTTTCCGGCATATACTGATTTGCAGCACTTTGTAATCCAGCGCCTGCCATTGCTCCTAATATATTTCCAAAACCAGACTGAGAGAAAGAAGAAGGAAGCATACTGTTTATTCTTTGACTAAAAGAATTTCCAAACATTTGTGGTAATTGTCCAAAAGTAGCTTGTTGATACTCTTGTGGAATCATACTGTTAAATCTAGACTGCAAAGCATTTCCAGCCATGTTTCCTGCTTGTTGCCCTATTTGATTCATAGGTGTTGATTGCATGGAACTTGGCATGTAATTTGAAAAAAAGTTTCTAGCAGCATTACCCACGTTAGAACCCATCGTTTGACCAAAGTTTCCACCTAGTTCAGATAAACTGGGAGGCGCAACATTTGGAGAAGGTGTTGGTGCTAAAAAATTAGGAGAATTATTTCCACCTGGAACCGAATCCCAATAAGAAGTTCTTGGTGGCTCCTGCTCACTTTGAGGATTTAATGCACCACCAATTCCTTGCCCCAAAGAAGATCCTAACGCAGCCCCCATTGGCCCACCAAATCTTCCACCTAATACTCCACCAATAACAGGTGCAGCGCGACCAAGTAAACTAGTAAATGGTTTCGCAACAGAACCAACTGTATCGAAAACATCTGATAACCATGACATAATACTTACCTCTTAAACGTTAGCCATAGACTTGAAAACTGCATATGCCCATGTTTGCCAGTCTTCAAATCCTTTTGTTGTAGGAGCAGCATTTGCAGAAAAACTATTTTCTTGAACAAGTGCATCTCCCCACTTTCTCCATTTATCTCCATTAGATAAAATAGGAATATTGTCATTAGGAAAATCTATGATTAAAGATTTAGCCCACTTCTCTATATCAGTATAGTTAGGAATCATCATTGTCTTGCGTCTCCTACTCTCATTACTAATAATATTTGTCCCATTTGATAAAATCCGCCCACTGTATTGCTCTCAAATCGTAATGTCATTTGTCTTCTTTGTTCTCTAAAGTCTATTTTTTCAGTAGAAGATGTAAATGCTTGAGGTGTTGATGATACAACAGGTGCATTTGCATATGTTTTTCCATTGACTTGTATAGTCATTGTTCCTTGTTGTATAAAATCAGGCTCAAATCTATAGAGCTCAACCCACCTATCTATTCCATCAAATTTTCTATCTGGCCCTACTGCACACCATGCCAAATTTGCAGATTGAATATAAGATTGTATTGGCGTTAGATTTCCATTTACATTTTTATCTACACCAATTTCATGTACCCAAATTGGATAATTTGTAGTGTTAGGGTCTTTAACATTATCTGCCCAAACAGGATATTGAAATGTTTGGTCAAAATCTCCACAACATCTACTTATTAAAGTGTTAGACCATGTTCTTTCTCTTATGTTATAAATAACAGCGCCATTACATTCAGTGCTTGTACCAATTGGGAAAAACCACCATATTTCTCCCCATTTTGAAATTTTAGTTGCCCATACTTTTTGTCTTTGAGAATAATTTAAGTTTTTGAAAAAATAATCTAGATTTGTATCGTTTGGTAATTCTTGCACAATTCCGTTGTAAAGCAAAAATCTATCCGTTCCTGCCCAGTAGTAAGTATCATCATATTGAACAACACATTTGTTTGATAAAATAGAACTTTGATTTGTTACAGAGTCGAATGTAAAAACTTCTGGTTGTCCTGTAAATGTTGCTCTAATTAAACTATCCAGACTCCAAAATAATCCAGCAGGACTTGAATTTCCACCTCTCGTTGGTGCGCCATAGATTATTTTAGAGGCAGTTACTCTCGCCGTACCCATTATTGATGTAGGATTATTAGCCTGAGTCCAGCTAATAAGGCCATTTGAATCATAAATGAAAAGATAAGGATGCAATACAACCATCCCACCAGCAGTTGATAATCCCGTTTGAATTAATGCATCAGTACCTGTAGAATTTCCATAATAAATAGGAGAAGGAACATCGCTGTCTATTGAATTTAAATTTTGTCCCGCAAAAGCAATCAAAATGCTTGAATTACCATTAGCATCAAACATTATATCGAATTGCCATTCGTTATTAATATTCTGATTAAATAATGCTGGCGTCCTATCTATAACAGGACCAATATAGTTTCCAGAACTGTCTATTGGGAAATATTTTAAACTATCATAAAATCCAGTGTATATATTAAAATAAGGACTGACTGGTATAATAATCATCCCTCTTGCTGGGTCAGGGTGAGAGTTGTCTACTTGGCTGTAGCCTCCTATCTTTCTGGGGTCTCCCATATAAAATCTTACCCATTGCCCATCTATCCATTTCCTAGATTTGAATGGTGTCCCATCTCTTTGGATTCCGGGTTCTATTGCTAATGGATATAATTGACCGCCCATTAATCTGAACCTCTATTGCTTGTTCTATCTGTATACCTCATCTTGTCTTGAGCTAATAATGGCTGTAAGCTCTTTTGATATTCTCCTTCAAATTCTTGTATTCTTTCTGAATCTTTTAAGTAGATAACAGCTTCCAATAATGTCCCATATAATAATAATCTTGGCGCATAATTTGTTATCCAATTTGTCTGGTTAGATGAAGTTAGATAAGGAGGAATCTCCAAATAAGCCATCTTAAATGGATAAGCGATATCTGGTGTTGGCGCAACTATTATGTTGTAAAATCCATAATCTGCATAATATAGAGGAGGAGCTAAAACAGTGGCATCTGGAGAATATAATATTAGGTAATCATATGTCCTAAGATACATCTGATTCTGAGTATTAAATTCTGTCCCTGTTCCGTAGTTAATTGATATCGTTCTTCTCCATCTTCCAGGTTTTGAAATAACAGGATTTCCAACTGTAAAAAAACCGGTTACATATAATTCAAATCCTAAATTAGGTAAATCTGCATTTATTCTATCAATTGCGTTGTTTATGAAATTTGGAATATAGGAGAAAAATAAAGCATCATTTCTTTCTAATTCATTTTGAACTTGATTTACTAAAGAATTATATGTCATGCTCATATTTTAATTCCTTTTGGTGGATACAGAGGTGGCCACCAATCTGGACTGCTTTCTTTCATATCTACATTTGATACGTTTTCAATCATTTGCTCTTGTGTGAAATGGGTTCCATCTTCTCGTGTCCAGCCTTGAGGAGGAGGCATCAAGATAAACCAAAAATCTTGCTGGTAGGCTTGTTGTGGGTCTGCCCAACGTTCTGTTCCCATGAACGGTAACCCAAGGTTTTGCCCAATTTGATTATTTGCAACAGCGATGTTTTCTTCGGTTCCAGTGAAATACGTATTCCAACTCATGGAGTACCCCACTTATTCTTTAGGTAATTCTCCAATACGGTTCTTTGATTAGTGGTAAGCTGAGTGTTGACAATAATTATTTCACCGATATAACCATTGAAATAAAAACTGCTATTGTGACGCATTCCTATATATACCGCCTTGTTCTGATTTTGCAGTCCGCCATTGGTGGGGGTTCCATCCACGCTATCAGCTCTTGCATAAGAAGGATTTCCAGCTCCAGATTGGCTTCTGGCTCCAAGAATATGAGCGTTTCCATCGGTATATTGACTGGCTGTTCCCACCCCAACCGCAATAGAGGCAAAAGGATTTAAAAACCCTAATCCGTTGTTAGGCGTGCCCGGGTTGTAGTCAATTTCCCAATATCCGTCAGCACAAGAAATCAAGAAAGAGGCACCTGCGTTACTGGTTTTTGCAATAAAATACATTTCAAACGGAGAATTTTGTATTCCAATTGTTGCAGAATCCTTTACGCCCATGAACACTGGGCTGCCCGTAAATTGAATAGCGGGTTTACTGTTAATTCCGCTGGTTCTGAAAAATGGTTGATTAGCACCTGTTGCCTGGGCTCCGCTATTTCCGTTTCCAGACTTATCTACCCATGCTGATATAGCTGTGTTGTCAGCCGGGTTAGTCGAATTAGCATTTACGTCAGTAGCATCTAGCCAAACTTTCAAATTCGGCAGATGTTTAGGAGTAAAATATTGATTGTTAGCCAAACCTATTCCTGTCATGCGGTTAAGTTCCCTACTAATGCCCATGTGTTGGTAGCAAGTTTTTTAAGAGTTGCGCCGGTATACTGTGATGCAATTTTCAGATTGCTGAATTGGCTTTCAATGGTTACTCCACCCGCAGCAGCGATAACGACTTGGCCCGCACCTTCTTGGTAGATGTCTATTTCCGTTCCTACTGCGAATGCAACGTTTGTGTTTGTATCAACTGTTAATGTTACCGTTGAGCCATTTGTGCATTGTTGGAAAGTGTTCCCATCGCTTAATGCAAAGGTTTTAGAGGTTCCAGAAACGGAAACAATAGGACGGTTAATCTTTGGGCTAGCGGTTAGCGAAAGAGCACCAGAGCCATCCGAGACCATTGCGCCCGCTGCATCAGCGGTAGGTAATGTCCAAGTTGTATTCCCTGATAGAGTGCCTGCTTTGAACTCTACGTACTGAGTACTTGCTGAATTGTAAAATCTCAAAGGAACTGCATTTGATGCATCTTGACTAAATATTCTTACCTGAGCCGCACCTTTTGGAGACAATCCAATGGCTTGGCCAGAACCAGTGCTTTGAATGGTGATACCATTGGTCCCAGTTATAGTGTCGCCAGATAGGGTTAAATTACCTACGCCAATAGAAGTAAGACCAGAGGGTGTAATAGTTTCCGCCAGTACGCCAGAGCCTGTGTTAACAAGCAAACCGTTAGTAGTGTGAGTAGCTGGAAGCGTAAATGCCATGTTGCCTGTAGCAGAAGCATTTGCACCAATAGAAGCATAAAAACCGCCGGTATTAACAAATAATCCAAGTCCTGGGTTACCGCCACCAGTATTAAAAAGAACTCTTCCGTCAACTGATGATAAATTAAGACTAGAAACAGCAGTTGTTATTGTAGAACTAGAGATTGTAAAGTTTCCAACACCTAATGAAGTAAGACCACTTGGTGTAGCGGTTAGAGAAAGAGCACCGCTTCCGTTTGAAACCATTAATCCTGCTACATCAGCGGTTGGCCATGTCCATGTTGTGCTTCCTGCTAGAGTACCGGCTTTGAATTCTACATACTGAGTACCTGCTGAATTATAAAACCTTAAAGGTACAGCATTAGACGCATCTTGGCTAAATATTCTTACCTGAGACGCACCTTTTGGAGACAATCCAATGGCCTGACCAGAACCAGTGCTTTCAATTAAGACACCATTAGTTCCCCTAAGGGTATCACCGACGAGTGTTAAATTTCCTGCATTTACAGAAGTAAGACCAGAGGGTGTAGCGCTTAACGCAACAGTACCTGTTGAAGTAATTGGATTTGGCGTACAGGTAATGTTAGAGCCAGCGGAAATGCTGGTTACAGTCCCTGTGGAATTGCTAATCCATTCTAAACCAGTTGAAGTGGCTGAGTTTGCGCTTAGAATCTGACCATTTGTTCCTACAGCCAATCTAATATTGGTCGTTGAGAATGTATAGATGTCCCCTTTGGTTGTAAGCGGGTCTAAAGTGACTGTAGATACGCTTCCAGAGTTGTTTTTGTACTGCAACTTTGCATTATTTGATCCTGTATCTGAATAGATATTGATAAAGTTGTTTGGGAAAGAAGTAAGCGTCATCTGCCCGCTAACAAAACCAAATCCACCAGTGGCTTGGAATAAATATTGATTGTCTGCCGCAGTTTGTAAGCCAGGGTCAGAGCTGCCATCAGAAAAGACAAAAGAGTTGTCATGCGCTACATTTGATTTAAAACCTAAAGCGTATGACTCTTTGGCATTTATGATATTACTAAATCCGCCTATTACAACTGACCTGTCTCCAGTTATTGCATGTGCTCTCCCTCCAATAGCTCCTCCGTTAAAGCAGCTAGTTAAATTGGTAAAGGCAGACCCTAAGGAAAAAGCATGATTACAAGTGTCCATAGCGATTGCATCGCCACCGATTATAGAGTTAGAACTTCCTCCTCCAGTAAATCCATAAGAAGGTGATACAGCAAAATTTCCTGTTGTATAGTCATATTTAAAAAAAGCATTAGCAGTAAACAATAGTCCGCTTGTATCTGCATAGAAAGGAATAGAGCCGATATCAACTGGTGAAGGACCGGTAATAACGTCTCCCCATCCTAGATTTCCTGAGCTACCGTCTAAAGATATTAATGCTTGTCCAGCGGCTGGCTGAATTACAGGCAGAGTGAAGGTGATGTTAAAGTTTTGAGCACCAGACTTTATATTGGTTGAGAAGATATCCGTTGGATCGTGAAACTGAACACTAAACCCATCTTCTATGATGATGTTTCCTCTGAAAACTGGGTTTGTTGCAAAAGAAATATTTGGATTTTCTGCTGTGCCTGTATTTTGCAACTGAGCTGTATCTATGTTAAGTGTTGATATTGCTTCAAATGCACTATAGCTCATGGTATTATGTTTCCTCTTTGATTTATCCAGACGCCTACACTTGTGCTAATAGCTATAAATAAAGGTTTAATAACTTGCCCAGATGTTGATGGTTTTGTCTCAGTTGCTACTCCATCGGTTGTTGGAGATAGAAAATAAGTCGCTCCAGATGTAAGGCCGCTGAGTATTATAATTCCTGAAAATCCTAATGTGAATTTAGATGATGATGTGGCATCATGTACAAATCCTACAACTTCAGAATTTGCTAAACTGTTTGCTTGTGCTTTGACATAATTTGTTCCATCAAATCTAACAATTTCTCCACCAACGAATGTATTGTTTTGAGAAATTATTCTTGCTAAGAGATCTTGATAATCCCAATATGTTTGAGTAAAATCGTCTGTTACAATTAAAGTCTGCTTGCTACCATTTGGCGGAATGCTAGGTAATGAGATTGAATAACCTGCTGAAACGTCAGCATTAATTGTAATTTTATCATTATTTGTTGAATTAAATATCTGAATACTATTAGATCCATTTTTTAATATTATGCTTCCTGATGTTATAGAAGTTATTCCAGAAATATTACTTGCTAGGCCAATAATAGGGGCTGTTCCGCCCGT